TTGCAAGTTATCAGGCAAAGAAATTATTTTTGTATTACATAAATATAAATCTCCACCAACTTTTAAGTTATTAGGTAAAGAAGTTATACTTGTGTTTGTTAAATCTAAACTTCCAGTAACTTTTAAGTTATCAGGTAAGTTATTGATATCATAAATTTTTCCATTTATTGCTATCATCCCGATTTTATTGAGATAAGCATTAGATAAAGTAAAATCTGTTTTAGAAATAAATTCTCTAATATAAGGCCAGTATTTTTCTGATACATCCTGATTCTGTTTTCCTTGCAACTGGGTAATTTCTTTGTTTTTCATTTCCATAGTTGCATGTGGTTGATTTTTCTGATCTCGCAAAGAAAATATTGTTTTCTTTGCATAAGCTCCTTTCCCGACACAATGCCCCATCAAATTCCCTTCTTCGCCCTTGCATTCAGGTGTTAAAAGTTGGACAATTTTAAATCCGTCTTTAAAGGAGTAAATTAATTTATAATGTTTCTCATCTAAATTTGTTTCTGTTTTTTCTTTAGAAATCCTTTCAAGCCATCGCTTTTCAAAGATAAACATTTGATCTACAGTGATTTTTTGTAGCTTTGGTAATAAATTATCTGAATCATTTGATTCAAGAAAATCGAAAATCCGATCTAAGATTTCTTTCGTTTGATTTGAAAGTTTAAAGGAATAGATATCTTGTTGCTTTTCAATAGATACTTTAGCCCAGTCAGGCAAACTTAGCTTATTAGCTTCGATTGGCATTAATTTTTTATTGTCTAGTTCGCTCTGTCTTAAATAATTCTTAACAACTGAACTAAACCATTGTTTTACTTCGGGTTTATTTGTCCTATAGACATATGAATCTATTGCCTTCTGTAAGCTGTCGACATTAATTATAGATAAATTTTGATATTTTTCTATTAAAAGAACTAGATTCTGTATGTGCATATTTGGTATTTTATTTTAATAAATCTGTATTATAATGATATTTATCTTTACTGGTAGTTATACGGATTATTGTAATTCGATACAATCATGCCTAGTGGTTGTTCATAATCTTCATCTAAGCTTTCACTTAGCTCCTGTTCAAATTCGTCACTGTATTTCATTACAACTTCTAGCATTCTAGTAATCAACAATGCCGCACTCACAAGATCATCATGTTCTTGTGCCTTTGCTCCGTAGCTTGCGCCTTTACTAACAAACATCTTTAGTTCACTGACTAATGGTTTGCTGTTTATAACCATTTTATCGCGTTCTATCAAGCTTTTAAGTTTGCTACATGCCAACAATTTAGTTCTGTTAGTTGTAGTAAATCCTTTCCTGTTCTTCACACCAGAAGTTCTAGTCTTGTTTGGTTCGCTGATATAAGTTCCCGGAAACTTCTCTTCACCAGTCTGGAATATTACGGTATTCACACTATCGCCGCCGCCGCCTGCATTATTCTCTAAAGACCAATATATCTCTGGCTCATCATATTCATGTTCCCTAACACAATTGTCAATGTATTTGAGAATATCCATTAGAGCTTTGGCCTGTCCTCTAGGATCAGTTCTGTTATGCTGCCATTCAGCAATCTGAATCATTTCGGGTACTTGAAAAACTTGAATTGCAGCTGGATCATTTCCTGTTCCTAGACTAGGATCAAGGCCAACTAAATAAGTTTTTCCTGGGGATGGTTTTTGGTACCATCTTGTTTGTCCTGTTAAGTATTTGGGATCGACTCCCCTTAGACTCAAGTTTGAAAGGATTAATCAATGTGTCGGAATCTGAAATGAAGCTGACTTCATGTTCTCTGAGAAACCTGTCAATACCAATAGCAGCTTTTTCAGTATCTGCCCACGCTTCATCTCGGTCAGGATGAACTTCCCAAGAAAGCTTAATTCCTTTAAATCCGTTCTTCCCAATACCGTTAGGGCTCTCATTTCCGTATTCGTCAAAGATGTCATTCGCTGAATTCCAGATTTGTGCAAATGTGTCTTCATCACTTAGTGGGGTACTAGTTATTATACACTGGCCACCAGTACTAAGCGTTGGTCTAATAGCCGACCAGAAGTCTTTTTGCTTGACAATTGGATCTACTGCACCTAACTCATCACAATTTTTGCTTATAATGGAATGATTTACAATGAATTTATGTTCTTCTTGATCAACTTCTACTATGTCATATACGTCTTCGAGGCCTAGTTCGTCGATACTGCTGATTTCTGTTAAGCCATTAATTGTATCTATTCTATTACCAATTAATAATTGATTTAATTGAATCTTACCTTCTTCATTAAAAAAGTAATGATCACCAGTAGCATCTACAAAGGCGCCATCTTTTAACGAAATTCTATATGTTATCTTTTGTCCTTTATATTGAACCCCTCTAAAATCCTTCCATCCATCCGGCGTTAATATGTCATATTTTAGATTAAAGACTAAAGGAGATTCAAATTCATCATATAAATCTTCATATAAACTAGATAAACTTACTCTTTTTTCTTCTAATGTTTCTTTATCTCGAACCCTGACTGTTGTGTTACCAGATAGACAATAAAGTAGACTAATTGATAATCCTCGGCCTGTATCTTTAGTAGTTGATCTAGTAATAATTTCGCTTTGGTTGTCAAACACCACATTACCACGGTTATTGACTATTACTCCTGGTTTTAAAAAATGTGGGAGAAATTCATAAGTGTATTTTATTCGATCCATAATCTCAATCGCACTATCTCTCTTATTTGATGCTATAAGGATAGTTTGATCTTCAAAAAACATGGCGCGCCAGATTATATATAGTGAGGCGCATGTACTCTTACCTAGCTGGCGACCGCACATATAAATCAAGTTATTATGATGTAGAAATGCCTCTAGCATCTTTACTTGAAAATCATAAGGTTCAAATAAGATTTTTCCCTTAGTAGGATGCTGAATGTAGCAGTATTTTGTCACAAAATACATAAAATCTGTACTACATTTCTGCAATTCGGATATCTGTTCTTGTGTGAAGCTCTCTACAAGATGTGCTTTTTTGATTGGATCTATTTGTTTTTTAACATGTTTTGCCATAGTATAAGTATTTATCTGGCAAAAATGTCATATCAGACTTGGGCCAGATGCTTGATTAGGTTTCTGAGGTCTTTATCTTATATCAATAATAGAAGGTTTTTGTTTATTCTAGCAAATTTTATTAATTCTTCTTGATCACATTCTTTATTGACAATTCTATCTATATCATCCAAAGCAAAAATACGTTGGTGCCACTGTTAAGTTGTCCTAGCCTGTGGCGGTTTTCTGAGTCATAACTATTTCTGAATTCATACCCACCATATTAAATTCCTGCTAGTAATTTAATCAACGTTCTATAATCTTTGTTTTCTATATGCTCTAATACTAGGTATATCTTCGATAATCCGATCAATTCATTCTGTGAATACACATCATTCTTAATATTTTCTATCATGTATTCAGGCAATGACATTAGCTCATACTTAAATACAAATGCTTTAGGGACTAATTCCATATCACTCTCGGGTAAATCTTTATGTATGAAATTAAAATCAGTCATGTTGTCTAGTAACGCGTATAAATGAAGCTCTTTTGTGTATCTCTTTCATCTTCTCGGCACCTATATATGATGCACCACTTCTTAATCCACCTAGAATTTCTAAAATAGTATTCTCTACAGATCCCTTATAATCTACATGTAATATTCTGCCTTCTGATGCTCTATGTTTTGCTACGCCGCCGTAATGCTTAGTCATAGCTTCTTCACTACTCATACCATAGAACTTCATTTTCTTTACATTATCTATCTCAACTATCTCTCCGCCACATTCATCATGACCCGAGAACATATATCCAACCATAGAGAAATCGCTTCCGCCGCCAAAACTTTTCATTAAATCCCCCGGTGATCTAAGGCCGCCATCGCCGCAAATAAAACCTTTGACTCCGTGTGCTGCATTGGAAGTTTCCATAATAGCAGAAAATTGACTATATCCAACGCCTGTTTGTAGTCTTGTGCTGCATGCCTTTCCAGGACCAATCCCTATTTTTGCTACATCTACACCACAATTTTGTATTAAATGTTCTGTAATATCACTAGTAACCACATTGCCTGCAAATATTGTATGATTAGGAAATAGTTTTCGGATATTCTTAACTGTTTCGCCAAAGGATTGAATGTATCCATTAGGCACATCAACTACTATATTATTAAATTCTTCCGACAGTCCAGATTCTTTGGCTGCTTGTAATTTAATAATATCACTTTCTCTTATACCAGTTGTGTACATAACATAGTCAGCTAATTCTTTATTTGGTGAATATATGTTAAAGAATTGTTGCATTTCTTCGTTGCTGTAGAATTTATGCAACGCTGTTAGCATTTTATGTTTTGATAATGCTAAAGCCATCTCGAATGTGCCGACAGTATCCATATTAGCAGCAATAATAGGGATACATTTTAAGGTCCTTCCGCTATGTCTGAACTTGAATTCTCTTTCTAAATCAACGTCAGCTCTGCTTGTTAGTGTGCTAGTCATAGGCCGCAAAAGAACATCACAGAAATCTAGCTTAACATCGTTGTCAATTCTCATTCAATTACCTTATAATTAAGTTAATATTTAAGTATATAGACGAGTAACCGAATAGTCAAATAAAAAGGTACGCATTTAGTAAACACGTACCTTAGAGGAGCATAAAATGACTGTAACTAGTCTTTAGTTAGTTACAATTACTAATGTATATGAAATTATTATGAATGTCAAAAAGGATCTTGTTGTTTATTCTAGTAAGGATAAGTAAAGTATTACTTTACATATTCAAACTATTCTAAACCCAACAGTTCCGCATATTGTTTTTCACTCTTACAGAAAGAGCTAATTGCTTCATCTTCTGCTGATTCTAGTCCTTGCATTTCTAGTGTTTGTTTATAATTATGCACTATTTCTTTATTCTTATTTGAGTTTAAATCTAGTGCAGCTAAAATACCCCATTTAGCCATTAGGTTTAAAGTTTTTAAGGCATTAGGACTTTTAACTAGCTCTAGTAGCGACTTGCGAACTCTATCTTTATCTACTAGCTTTAATAAGTCTTTGTATTTCTCAATAATTTTTAATGTATTTTTAGTTATTTTGGGGTCTGAAAACTTTGCTAATAGTTTAAAAGCTCTTAGAATAACGTTTGGATCTTCTTTAGCTTTCTTTTCAAAACCCGGCAATGCCCTAATAATATGTTTATGTATATCACCTAATCCATCATAATAGTCAAATATGTTTCCATCTAAATCCATACTTAAAGAATTCATAGTATAATCGCGTCTTTCGGCATCGCTCTTCCAATCTTTCTTTGAACGAATAATGGGTTTACCTTTAGAATTTTTTCTTATAGAATAATCCAGACTAGTAATCTCATATTTCTCACCATCTATTATGGCGTCGACCGTTCCGTGACGGATGCCGAAAGCATCTATGTCTAATCCGCTTGTTACAAACATAAAAATCAACTGATCAGGTAGCGCATTTGTTGCTAAATCAATATCTCTGGGCTGTAATCCCATAAGAATATCTCTAATAGCTCCACCAACTATTCTAACTTGGAATCCATGATCTTCTATAATTTGCAGGATTTGCTGAATAGGAGGGGAGATTAAATCAGAAACTTGATCCTGAGTAACTTTAAATTGTGTTTCTTCAACTAGCTCAGGGATAAATTTCAACATAGACAATACTTTATCTTATAAGGTTATAAAAGTATTTATCTTAGGTTTTAAAAGAAGATAGGGTAGATTTTTAGTCTACCCTATCGCCCAGTACATAAGATCTATATATTCCAGTTATTGGCAGGGTTGATCTCCCACTTCGGATTAATCCGTATATAGTCGCGACCCCGAAGATATTGGTGGGGCGTTTTCTGTAGCTCAGGCATTTGTACTTTTATTTATACTAAAAGCTCCCACCATCTAAACCTGTATGCGGTGTCGGATTTGCCTTTAATTCTTGTATTTCTTTTATTAATTGGTTCAGTAGACTGATAACTTCGCTATTAGAAGTATTCACGGTTGCGAATGCACCAATAATATCAGAAGCTTCGTCAATACTAATCCTAATATCTTTACTTTTTGCTGCAACTGCTGATCTATACTTCTTAATGAAGGACTCAATAAGACTATTTGTCATTTTTGCTTCCATTGAATACTGTATTCCAAAAGATAGTCACTTGATCTTGTACTGCTTTAGTAACATCGTCATATACTTTGGAATAAGCATCATTATATTTTGCCGCAATAGGAAAACTAACATCGAACAATGATTTCTGGTACTCGACAATTTCTTTAGGGTCTAGTTCTATAGTTATTTTCATTTATTCATCCCTATTATCTTGATATTCTTTTGTTTCTTTATTGGATATATAGCCGAGAACGAAGGTTAACCAGACTACCATACAAATAAATGCAAAGGTCGCTAAAAATATACTCATATTCTAAATTCTTTAGTACAAGATTTGCAATGATATCTATAAAAATGCATAGATTGATTTTCTTCGCTATCGGGATAATCATGAAAATTATATTTGCATATGTATTCTTGATCTAGTCTAAAGAAACCAGACAGATATTTAAAAATACTATTCAGGAGTGTTATCATTCTTAATATCACTAATCCATTGTTGAACAACTCCGATAAGAGCTAACCCCAAAACTGTCGCTAATGCTATTCCACTAAGTACTAAAAACCAATGTAAAACTAAATGTATCATTTTATTTTTCTCTATTATATTTTAAAATTTGGAACTGTAAGTCAAACTTGTCCTTATATGGTCCTATAAAATCACTGCCTAGCAACGTGGATATCTTAGGACAGAAGCTACCAACGTATCCATTCTTAAACTTAACCCCAAAATATCCAGCAACAAAGGTTAATTTTCCGCCTTCTTTTGCTTTATAAGTATTTAAGTTTGCTTCTTCATCAATAGTTATTTCAAAAGCATTTAAATGTTTTACTGGATAACCATTTATCTCACTAACCGCTTGTTCAATTACTTCATCATTTGATTCAGTAACTGATTCGCCAAACATACTAGCAAGTTCATCGAAATCTTTAAAAAACTTGCTAGGTTCGGTAATTAAAGAATAGCCTTGTTCTTTTTGAGTAACAAGACCTAGCTTCTTTCCAGTTAAAGAACTAGTAACAATCCAATTAATGGGTGTAATTTGTTTTACTTGCATTACTTATTCAATCCCGCACTTAAAAACTTCACATATGGATTAGGGTTTTCACTAATCTTTTGTAGATCATATATTCCACAAAGTTTCAGAAAATGAGCTCCTATCATAGGAACATGTTTATTTTCTTCTTTTGCTTTATCAATTACTTCATCTAAAACATCTTTGATGTCTTGTGGTTGGCATGTTAGGTCAATTAATTGTTTATTTTCTTCATAACGATCTTTAACTAATTGAGTATCTCCGTGATGATCAACCCAACTTTGCATCATAAAGTTATTCCAGTCATAACCTTTATTATTACGATCGTCAAACGCTTCTCTGAGACCGACCTTCTTTTTAGTTCCTTTTACCCTAACACCAGGATATGCACTCATTACATTATCGCTAGTATCACCACGAACACATTTCTCAAATAAAAGCCATTCTGGATTCGGAACTTCTAAAGGATCACCGTTTTTGTCTTTAAATAAAGTTCCTTTATCGTTATATATTCCATTGTGTCTATAATACTTTTGACTAATACCATCATATATTTCAACATTGGTGTCTATCAATTGCTGGAAATCGCTATCACTACTGATGATAACGAAATGATTATTTGCTTTATCTACAATAGTTTCATTATGTCTTTGAATC